GACACATTTTTAATACTGTTCGGCAGCTTCATTTCCTTGCGGCGCTGCTCAAACTGCCACGAAGTAGGTGCAGCCACACCGGGGAACAGTCGGTCGCTATCAATCAGTACAGTCCGCTTGCTGTCCTCAATCTCGTTGCTGTTGCGGCTGTATGCTATATCAAGGTCTTTCAGTTCCTGTATAGCATCGGAGAAGATAGGAACGCCCAGAGCGGAGTTAAAATCAATGTGATTTGCTCCCGGCATACGCAGAACCGCAAAAAGCGGACGGTCAATGTTCTCTATCTCCACTTCTTCGAGCAATCCAGCCCAAGGCGTGAGAGATATATCAATCGGTCTTGAATCGTCGTTCTCCGAATAACCCACAAAGCAGCGATTTGTTACCGCATAATTGCCGTTTTCGAGGAATCTGTGATACTCGATTCTGGTGTAATACTTGTGTCCGTCAGAGGATTTCCGCTGATCGTAGAATACGGCTCCGCGCACTTCACCGTTGACAATATCAGTTAATGCGAAGCTGTCCGGCGTGAGCATATCTATGCCCTGCGTTGAAGGCTTGAGCACAATAGTACCAGCCGCCGCCGCATACTCTACCCAATGCCGAATTTGGTAATAAACACGGTCAATCTGTTTCTGCAGCCAATCAGCACGCTGTGAACCGTCCAGCTTGACGGACATTGCAAGGGTGGCAAGTCTCGCGGTTTCGGTGCACACGGCCTTTGCAAATCCGATTGTGGTTATACCGTCCTCGTTGTCAATCCACTCCGGATATCCTTTGTATATGTTGATGCAGCGTCTTACAAAGCCCTCCATTGTGCCGGAGGCTATCGATTCAACATCAAACTCCTGTTTTGCTCTTGACAGAAAATGCGTGATAAACCACCTCTTAATCTTTGAAAAGATATTCATGCTCCACCACCTCGATTATTCGCCGGTGCTGCTGTCTGCGCCGCTGTTCGGCTGTACAAGGAAATTGTCATAGGCGGCGCAAGTGTCGGCATAATAGCGCTCCCAATGCTTGTCTGTGGTCTTTGCCCAATGAGAATCCGGCTCAAAAGCGTTTGCAGAGAGGTCGGCTATTGCATTAAATGCCTCCATAGCCTTGCTGCTATCCTCTGCCTCTTTGATTTTGTACCGCAGGCCGGTCGCTCTCTGTCTGGTTGTGGTCTCTTTCTGGGAATAATCGTGAGGGTTTGCGGCGATAATTTCATCGGCTTTCTTGCCTATCAGCCGCAGCATAACGGGATTGTGTCTGTGCTGTTCTGCCATGTTCTCAAGGTCAGCAACGCCCATAATACCGGAATTGAGCAGCTGCACCGCCTTATCGTCCATCTTGTCGGGAGTAGCCAGATAATAGCTGTCCACAAAAGACTGCATATCTGTGCGAATCTCGTTGATATACTGCCGGTGCATATCTCGCAGAGAAAGCATATCCTTTTTGTATGCCTCCTGCGCTTTCAGATAATCGCCCTGCGCGATCAATCGGACAGTTTCCGGTGCTTTGGTGTCGGCTTTGGCGGCTTCGTACTCTCGCTGTGCGATTGCCCACGCTTTTTCAATGTCGGAGTACCGCGCTTTTGCGGCGGTGTGTTCCTCGTTGAGCCGGTCAACAAATGTCTTGAATGTGGTCATGTATTCACCTCGTTGTTATGATTTACGCCTTGCTTCCGCGCTTGCCAATTACTCGGTCAAGAGCGTAAGCAACAGCATCTATACTGTGGTTATCTCTATCCGGCAGAGACGATATAAGATTGCCGTCCTTGTCGGATTCGTAGCAATACCGGGTAAACTCTCGGTATGCGTTGGGTGTGCGCTCTGGATCAATGATAATGTTTCTGTGCTGCAGCCATTTAATGCGGTACTCCACACAGCCGGGGTATTTTGTGCAGCCAACAGCCGCTATACCCATGTCCCGGAGGTCTGCAATGCTTTTCGGCTCTGCGCTGTCGCAGGTCACATATTCCGTGTTGTACTTGCGCTCGATTATCTGTTCTGCAAGCCATGTATTTGATTTACGGCAAGCATAGACTTCATCGAGCAAGTAGATTGTTTCGTGCTTTCGGTCATAGGCCAGACGGACAAAGCACGCCGGATCAACAGCAAAACCAAAGTCTTGACCTTGATATATGTACCCTGCCGCTGCCTCTTCGTCTGTGATTGTTCGGATAGTCAGATTTGGGAACACTTCGCCGCCGCTGCCTATCGGTTCGCCCATGTATTCATGTTGATATGCTGCCGGATTAACCTCCAACAGCCTTTCAGCCTCCTCAATAAAGGCTTCTCCCAGCCATTCGGGCGGCATCTGGGTGTAGTTGGTTTTGACCGTCAAAGCGCGTTTGTCTGGTATGGCTATCAGCTCGTTTGCCCAATCACGGGCACTTATCGGAGGGTTAAAACTCCGAAACTGTATGAAGCCATCACCACCACGCACACAAGACTGTATTACCGATCTGACAAAGTTCTCGCCGTTCAGTTCGTTAAATTCTTCAAACCAGATGTACCGGAAGATACCACGCGGAGGTTTGATTGATTTTCGCTTGCTTGCGTCATCCAGTCCCAGAAAGATTATTTTTGCTCCCGTTGGTGTGTATGTGTATTCCATCGGGGACACTGTGCCGCGCCATAAATGGGACACTCCCAGAGTGTCTATTGCCCACGAAATCTGATTGTAAACAGAATCACGCAGCGTTCGCCCTACCTTACGGAACACAACGGCGTTGCTCAGTCCGGAGGGGTCAGACATTACGCCCTCGACGACCTCCACACCAACAAAAGAGGATTTACCGGAACCTCGACCACCGGGGAGATTATAAATGCTGTGCTGTCCGGCTTTTATATCATCGTGTACCGGGTGGTAAACATCCGCGATGTGCCGCTTTGCATCCAGATTGTCCAACAGTCGAGCAGCTTCCCTCCGGCGTTTTCTCTGGGCGGTTGCCCTCTCAACACGCTGCCTTAATCTGTCGTAATACAATCGTCGCCCTCCGATTCTTCCAGCATTCCCATGATCTGGTCAAATTCTGTGAAGCGGAGGCCGTACTCCAACAGATAACGAGCGGCATTCACGGCGATTGCGGGGTTTATTGTCCTATCCTCCACAACCTCGACAAGCCGGTCAATAGCTGCTGTGAAACTCTGCTGCAGCCGCTTCGTAGCACCCGCCAGAAGTCCAGCAGAAGCGTTTTTATAGGCTTCCAAAAACGTCGGGTCTGAAAGATACTTCGACAGCGTACCGGGCGAAATACCGGCCATTTTCGCTGCCTCTGCCTTGCTGGTGCAGGTCATAAGCGCCAAAAGAGCCTTGTCCTGTTTAGTTGTCACTTGATGTCACCACCATTCATAAAAATATCGTTACCCCCTTGAAATCTTGCCGAAAATTTGTGTTGCTTGTTTTTGGCAACATATTGACATTATCAGCTTGCTATGGTATAATAACCATGCCAATTTTCGGAGTAGTCCTCGACTGCTTCCACCGCCCTCAGAGCCTCAACGCTCCGGGGGCGGCTTTTTGTCATTCCTTGACATTTCGTGTCAAAGGTGGTACAATGGAGTTGTCGTTCTCCACGATATGCCGTTACGGAAGCTGCATCCTTCCGTTTCGGCTTTTTTTATTACAGCTTATGGCCGCACATAAGGCCACTTTTTGAGAATCTCCGGACGGTTGATGTACCGATCAAGTGCGGCAGCTTCATAAACTGCGCATTCATACATTTCGTTGAGTTGGTTGAAGGCTTCAAAATCGTTCTCCCGATCCTTGAGGATATCCAAACGCTGCTGTTGTGCCTCGATAGTCTTTATGATCTGCTTAAAATAAGTGACCATCCGACCGGCTTCTTCCGCTGTTTCCGGCGGCTTGAAAGACGGTGCGTAGCGAAATCGGCAAAGTTCATATTGATTTGACATTGAAAAACTCCTATCATTATAATTTTGCTCATTTGATTACACCGCGCTTTCATTTTCTTCCCCTCTTTCGGCTTTATCGCCTTTTCCCGTGATCTGCTATCTGGTCAGATGTTAGACCGCCGGTCAGCTCGATAAGCATTTCCTTGCACTCCCACACATCTTGCGAAAGCCCTCTGAGGGAATCCGCTATGCTCTCAAGTGCGGCAATCTGCCGGGCTTCCAGCTCTGCATTTACAGCGTTCAGCATACTCATGGTGTTATTCCTCCTTTCTTTGGCGTAACTGTGGTTACTCCTATATGCAATCAACAAAACCGCATGGTTAAGCCGATTTTTGCGGCGTGTTACGGCAAGTTACGGGTATTCAATCAAAAGACTTTTTCTATATATACATATCTCTTTGTCTATTCCCTATTATGTATTTATAGAAGAATAGGCGTAACAAGGTGTAACATTGGCTTTGTTGTGCGGCATTTGGTGTAACATTAGGGCTAACATTGGGGTAACTTGGCGGTAACCCAATTACGCATAAAACGAATTACCGCCGTAATATCTGGTGCTTGCAGAAGCTTTAAGCCGCAAGCCTAACCATGTTTTTACATTTCTTGGTTTTACTTGCTCAAACCCTGCGGCAATCATTGCATTATAAATCTCGTTACCGCGCCGTCCCTCATATTCACCGACCGATCGCGCCCACTCTTTGTAAGCTGCAATCAAGTCACCGGCATTTACTCGATAATTGACTTCTACATCACAGCAATCAGCAATGAAATTCTCAAGCCAATTTTCGCGCTGCTGGTATTCCTCGGTGACCTCTGCAACAATGTCGGGTGTCTGGATGGTGTGACCGTTCCGGCAGAACATAACCGCGCCGTCAATCGCCCATTGGAGAATAGCACCACCGCAATGCTCGACAAGATACTGCGTGTAGTTCTTTATGTCAGAGCTGCCGGTGATCTTGGCGTTGAATGGGACAACAAATAGCCGTCGCCATGTTCCGGGGTCTGTTGTCGATACGCGGGGCATGAAGTTTGTGAACAGGCATAGTGTGTGGCTTGGCTGAATGGTTTCGGGGTCACGGTATTTCTGCTCAACGGTTATCGGGTCTGTTGAGGTGATCCGCTTGACCGTCGCTGGTGATAGCCGCTGAAATTCTTCAAGCTCTCCGGCTACAACCAGCCGCTTTCCTCTTAATGTGGCAAGCGCAGCGCCCTTGTTCTGGTCTTTTGTGGTCAGAACATCAATGTCAATCGCTCCGAAATAATCACCCATCACAGCGCCCAGAGCATTAAAAAATGTGCTCTTGCCGTTTGCTCCGCTGCCGTAAGCAATCAACATACCCTCTTGGTAAACTGCTCCAACAAGAGCCATACCGGCGACAAGCTGGAGATAACCGCGCAGGGAACCATCACCGCAAGTAATCGTATCAAGGAAGTCATCCCAAATATCCGCATTTTCGTTATTCGGCGCACATCTGGTGATTTTCGTGCAGTTAGCTTGCGGAGAATGTGGGCTAATTTCGCCGGTTTTCAAGTCCACAATGCCGGATGGCGTATTGATTATGTGGGGTTCTGCGTCAAAATCAGACGCTTGGCGTATAAGCTGGGGTTTTGCAACCTCCGTCATTGCCTTAATCCGATTGAAAGAGCGGCTTTTCTCTGCGTGAGCCAAATACTTTTTTGCCGGGTTAATAATGGCGGATTTCTGGTCTTTGTCCTCGCAGTCTTCCGCTTCCTCTTTTGCTTGGTGATATACGGCTCTCGCATCACTCAACATCTTTTGTGTGTAGTGCGTTGCCAAATCTATTGCCTTTAGGTCGTTACTCTCCCAGCGGCTACCGTTCCAATATAGCCAACCAATCGAGTTTGTGTATACCAGATCGTTACCGTATAATTCGGTGAATATTTCGGCGTTTCCGGCATCGGAATAATCATCCGGCTTTATGTTCTGATTCTTGCCTTTCGGTTCTCGACGCTGCATAGTGTCCTTTCTGGCCTCAAACACGGCAGTACAATCACGAATTGCTGTCGCAATGGTTGCTTGTCCGTATGTTCTGCCGTCTGAGTAGTGCCGTTCGTCCCATTTTGAGCGCATAAGCCCGGATTGTCTGAAAAGCCTGTCGATCTGCGCTGCATCCTTTTGAGTCCAAAAAGCAAGGATATTGCACAGCGACATATCAGCCGCCGAACGATCACCAAAGTCCGCTATATTGCCGCTCCACAATCTGTTGAACAAATCGCCGTTCTTGCTTTTTCTGATTTTGTCTATCAGTTCGCTATCGGAAAGAGAAACGGGGGTATAGCTTTGTGTGGTTGCTACCGGTTCTAGCTTCTTTTTCTTATCGGCGTACCGCTGGGCGATAGCACGCATTGTGTTGGTGCGTTCTTCCGCTGTCCGTTTGTCGCCGTAAATGTCGCCGGTGATGGTGAAATATCGTCCGCTGGTGTACATTTCCAGCTCTGGCTTCTTCGCCTTTCCGGTGCTATCTGTTCGGTGAATGCCGTTTGGCAATAAATCGAATCGGTTTCCGGGAAGCTTTGTGTCCGCATCCACACGGGCGATACAATGAAACCCGTACCCGGAGGGCGATACCTCTGTATATGTGGACATTTCGGAAATAATGCTCTGTGCATCTGCCGCAAGTTCTCCGGTGTCCGGGTCAAATACGGTGTCAAGGTCAGCGCCTGCCCATCCGTCGCCCAGAACAAAGCCAATACCCACAATCTGCGCGGTTGTCTCGCCTTTGTTGTATGTAGCCATTTTATCGATACAGTTTACAGCTTCCGAAAGCGTCCCCCATGTTGACGGGGTTGTACTCTGAGCGCCTTTCAGAGTGCGAGGGTTAATCGGTGTTTTGTCTGCGCACCGTCCGACCCATCGCCGCGCCTGCTGCATTTCAACGGGGATGTGTTCGATATTCAATTAACCACCTCACACAATCCGTCTAATAGTCCCGTAGCCGTCATTTACCGGCTGATCGTTGCCGTCCTCAAGAAACTGACAGAACCGCTCATAGCTGAAAAAACGGCGGTTTCCTGCGTGTACGGACGGAATGCAGCCAGAGCGAAGCAGACATTTGATTGCGTTTCGGGTCAAGCTGGTTTCGGGGTTCTCTCTTACATACTTTTCGGCTACATCTGCGCCAACCATCATAGTTGCCACTAAACCACCACCTTTGCGAGATCGTCAATGATTCTGACAATCTGTTCTTTCTTCTCTGCCGGAAGTTCGTCGCGCATGATTCTAATAAACCATGTTTCAGAAATTCCCATCGCCTTTGCTATCTGCCAAAGACGAACGCCTTTACCAGCAGCAAGAAGCCTGATGTCATTGTTGGCTTTCATTTTTTTCACCTCCGTCAATTTAGGCTTGCTTATTATGTAACAATGATGTACAATAGCATTATACCAGTAAAGAAAGCGGAAGTCAATAACTTTCGTTACATTTTTATTTTCGTGTCCGTTTTATTAACATGGAGGTGTTCTGCATGGATAGCAAGACAATTTTTGCTAACCGTCTTTCTGAACTAAGTAAAGGCAAACTGCAGCAGGAAATTGCTACTGCTGCCGGTGTTTCTCGCGTGACAATCAGTTATTACCAGAGGGGCGAAAGGTTACCAGATGTTGTCACTCTGGCGAAATTGGCCACATATTTTGGCGTAACCTCCGACTATCTCATCGGCTTGTCAGACGCAAAGCAGCCGGAGAACAGCGATATTGTGGAGCGGCTGGGGTTGACGGAGGAAGTTATTAAGATATTGGCGGCACTCCACATAGATGATCTGCGCAGAGAGGAACTATTTTTAAAAGAGAAGATTCCTAATCACATAAAAGAAGTTGATGTGATAAACAGATGGATTGTTGCAGGTTTTAAGAATATTCTGTTCGGTTTTATATCTGGTGTATGCAGAAAAATGTTAAATCAGGCACAAAACCCTGCAAGGGGCTTATACGACGTTCCAGACGGGATGGATGATAAAAGTTGGGACGCTGAAATCCAAGAGTTAATAGATAGAGCGTCAAAGTACGATCTCGTTCTACTCCACGAAGATGATAGAATTGCCTACGAAAAACATATTATGGAACAAATTTATAAAGAAGTATTAGCTGAGACAATGGAACCCGAACAGGGGCTGTACCATGAAATGTTGAAAAATCGAGCAGGTGATCCAGATGGCGACGATTAAAGAACGCAACGGCAGCTATCAGATTGTTGTCAGTTGTGGATATGTCATCAAAGGAAAGCA